CCATAAGGGGGTAATTCGGTCACCACAGACTAGCGTTACCCCTTCAGATTTTTTCGCCAAAATCTACTAGCCAATAGGAAGCCCGTAGACGGCAAGTAAACACTCAGGCTAGGGTAGTAGCCACCATGCTCACAAATGCCGCCACGGGCCTTCCTAGGGCCTCCTAGACCCCTTCTAATGTATGGGGTTGCCCTGCACCATGTCAGCAAGGCTAACACCCCGTTCCCTGAAGAACAGGTCGCCATATTGCGGCTCGAAGTAGCGCCCAGCTACCTCAGCAGCGACCTCAGGGTCGAACTCCTTGCAGGAGAAGATGTCGAGGTAGCACTCCCCTGTAGCGTCCACAAAGTGGGCACAGATGTTGGAGGTCTCGATCAACTGGGTCAGGGTAAAGCCAGCCTTGCCGGGATCGTGTTCAGCAAAGTGTACACACTCAGGCTCACCATATGCCTTCATGTCGATAGCTTTGACCAGCTCCTTCACAAAGGCGACAATGTTATCCTTGGAGGTGATCTTGTCCTTGTTGCAGCCAGCCATGTCGAGGGACATGTGGTAGCCCCAGATATAGTTAGATTCGGTCATTACTAGAAATCCGGTTGAGTAGGCGCTGTGCGCCAGTGTTAACAAAGTGTTTACTGCCTGAAGCGTGTTCCATGAACCGCTCAAGTTCTCTGTTGAGAGCCTCTTCCCGCTCGTGCCTGATACCTCTGTCCTCATCCTGAGCCATGTTCTCAGCCCAGTAGCCCACGGCTATAGCAAGAGCGTCCAATCGGTCGTCATGCTTGAGGGCACCACGGTCATAGTTGACACGTGTCATCTGGTAGACAAGGGTTTTGGTGAACTTGTTATCAGCGTCGTACTGCTGAGCAGTCCTGTAGTCGTCCTCGATCACCCGTTTATCCACGATCAGCTTGTGTCGGGATATGACTGGCTCCAGAGTGTCAATGATGCGCCTCTCCTTCTGAGTAGAGTGCTTGACCTCCTCGACGGAGCAGGGGTGTATCTTGTTCAACACGGGTTCAAACAGTGCCTGATACATGCCATCACCGAAGTTGGCTTCGATGATCACTTGGTTCACACCCTCCTCCTTGGCGATCATAGCCAGCTGACGGAGGGTAGGGGTATCGTAGCCACCCTGTAGACCGCCAGCACGGGTCACAAAGAGGTAGCCGTTGAGCATCTTGACCACAGCGTAGCCAGTTTCGTCCTTCCCTCGACCACTAGGGTCAATGGACATGACGGTCCCTGTGTACTCTGCGAACGTGTCATCAGTAGATGCCGGGGCGTAGAACCTGTCCCCAGCCATTGCTAGGTTAGGCAGCTCCTTCAGCTCACGTTTATAGTCAGGTAGCCAGTTGATCTTCATAGGAGCCTTATCCTTAGGCACGTCCATGATGATCAAATCGCGTATCTTGAGGGGGTACCTGTCCTCATCTGAGAGCGAGGTGTTGAGCATGAACTGCAAGGCGAACCCTGCTCGACCATACTCAGCCTGTCTGGAGGCCAGATCAATGTCAGAGAACCTGTGGGGGTCTGTAGTAGTCCCTTCAGGCTTGGTCCCTAGCATCTTCCTGATGAAGGGGGCTAGGTTGTCACCGTATTTCTCGCTTTCTTCCTTAGTAGGAACAAGAGCAGGCCAGATGCGGGTGACGAACGTCTCTGGTAGTTTGTTGTAGATCGAGTCTTCAGTCTGGGGAGTGCCCAGATAGATGATCCTAGCGTGGTCCAGCGGCTTCAAGATAGCCGAGAACTCCTTGGTACGCTCGATCAGCTTCTCACGCATGTCAGCAGTGGCAGCATTGTTTAACACTTCCACGTCATCTGCGATGATCTCGTCAGCACGAGAACCAGTGAGCTGACCAGTGATACCAACAGACTTCACTGATGGACTCTGGTCAGCAGTTGCTGGGCCTACGTCAAACTCAATACGGCTCTGTCGCTGCTCCTCCCTAGGTCTCAGGAAGGCTAGGATGTCCATCTCCTGAATCAACCGCATGGTGAAGGTGGAGAAGGCATCTGCTCGTGCCTTCGAGGCAGAGACGACAAGAAACTTGAGTTGCGGATTGCAATAGAGACGCCATAGGACGTAGGCGGAGGTGATGAAGGACTTGCCGACACCTCGAAACGCCTCGATGGCAATCTTGGAGGGGCCGTGTTGGAGGAAGTAGGCAATGTCATACTGTATAGGGGTAGGGTCAGGCAGACCAATATGCTTCCAGACAACATAGAGAAACTTCCTAAAGTCCTCCTTGAGAGGGTCTTTGGTCAATGGATGTGGTCTTCTTCGTCATCAAATGTAGGCAGTGCAGCCACGAGCTTCCCAATAGGGTTCTCTTCGGTGGCAACTGCCTCAATACCGTTGTTCTGAAGGAACTTAATGGCTGCATTGATGTCCGCAGGGGAGGCTTCACCAGTAGCAATGCGACGGGTTAGCTCCTCTGCGACCATCTTGTGAAGCTCACCAAGCACCTCATCGGTAGCTCGTTTCTTCATTTAGGCATTACTCCTAGCCACGGGGCTATCTTTGCGATGAAAGCACCCACTGTGGATGAGATACCAGCCACTAGCATGAGCGTCTTCCACCCACCTTTGGCCTGTTGAAGGGTCTCACGGATGACTTTAAGGTCAGCTTTGACCTCATCCATGTCCCTCCGCATGTGTTCTAGCTCTGCATTCAACACTGCGATTTTCACTTCAGGGGCATCCGTCACTTGGTTACCCCCTTGACCTTCTCAAATGTACGGAACCCAGCAATGCCAAGCATACCGAACGTCAGAGACATGAGTGCATCAGAGTCGAACTTGGGCAGCAGGATCACAACGCCATACATCTGGGCGATCCACTGCACTACAGGTGCGATCACGTAGAGAAATGCGAAGGCAAAAGCACACGACCAGCCAATAGCTGGACGCCAACCAGACACAAAGATGTTCTGGTGCTTAGCTTCTTCGACGTTAATAGAGACCTGACCCTTCATTTCTTCAATGGAGGCACTGAGAAGCGTAGCTTCAGCCTCAAGCCTAGCTCGCTCACGAGCAGCAGGGTCAGGAATACGGTCCACCAGCTTGTCGATGATCGGACCAATAACAGGGATTAGAGCGGCAAGCATGGTAATTCCTTATGGGTAATGTTTACGGTCGAGTTCGTAATGGGGACCATCAGGGAAACTCTTCCAATCACCACCCCACACGATGGGGACACCAAGCTCAGCAGCAGCAGCTTTCACAGCAGCAGCGATCTTGT